ACACAATCGCTCTACACAATCGCTCTACACAATCGCTCTACACAATCGCTCTACACAATCGCTCTACACAATCGCTCTACACAATCGCTCTACACAATCGCTCTACACAATCGCTCTACACAATCGCTCTACACAATCGCAAAACAAAAAAAAGGACTATATAAATAGTCCTTTTCAATTAAGTTTTAATTTATCAATACAATACAACCTTACTGGATAATATAAAATCACCATCCAATCGTATTTCAATATAACCATTGTTAATAGGGTAATATTCTATTGATTTATATCCGTATGATAATAATATGTCGCATAAGTCTTCCCACGTTTTAGTTGATATTCCGCCTATTCTATTTTTTCTTAGCTTGACAATCTTATTATCTAACATGTTACCAATTATCTTTTTACCTGTTATTACTTTCATTTTATATAGTCCTATTGTTAGATTACCAATGATAGTTTTGCTTTTTTTGTATATGTACCATGTACACGAAAGCCGATAATATAATCACGATCATTTTTTTGACATAAAGCGCAATTGGAACACGTCACCTTATCGCTTGTTTGTGCTGGACATACTACAATCTTATTACCTTTTTCTGTATAGCTTACCTTGTCGCAATCTTCAGCAACAACAACAACAACTGGAGCAATATTAAGACTTTTATACTGATCAGCTTGTTCAATGTTATTAGCCGATAAATTAACAGTAAAACCGCCATTATTAGCCATTTTAACCGCTTGGATATTATTATCGTTATCCATCGGATAGTGTGTATACGTAAAACCGCTTTTGTTTTTATTAGCTTGTAGCAAGTCTTTTAAAGCTTGTGTATTGATAATATTATTATCGCCTACTAAGTCACCGCTAACATTGTGACGCCATAATATACGCTTAGGTAATGATTTTATAGCGGTTATAAACTCGTTCCAGTTTGTGCCTCTCTCGCCATTGGTGACTTTATCCCAATGCAATTGGGTATAGTATCCTTCGGCATAGCATCCATTTTTTAACAATGGGCAAGATAGCGGGCAAGTTTTACGGTTTGAAACTGTAACTGGTATTGCACCAGTTTTAGAATTGCTTGAAACTTTAGTTAGTGAATAATTGCCTTGTATTGTTTGAGTGCTCATTGTTATTCTACCTTGTAGATTAATGTTAATCAGTTATTGATTAACTTATGATCATTCTATCATTAATTAACATTATGTCAACAAGTATTTAATCAATTAATCAATAGATATAAAGATATAAGGTTATTTTGCCCACGCTTATAGACTTATATCTACACATTTACAATGTTATAACATAGCATATAGTACTGATTTGGTACTATATAAACCGTATACATTAGCCAATTATCCAATAACCCTATATAAATCAATAACTTAAAAATGCCCATAGCTAAACGATAATGATATAAGGCAAGCCGTAGTATTACTTTATTAGTATCGTGTCTTATATCGCAAATCTAAGTAATTGATTTATATAGCTTTTTGCTTATAGCCTATGATATAGGGTTATAAGTCTGTATATGATAGCTTATCGCTATCATCGGTTTGCTATCGGTTTATTAGCTATAGGTTTGAGTATGTTTTCGTTTTAGGACTATCTGTTTATTTCTATATGCTCCTGGCTTATGATCTAGACCCCTATGCCCCCAATTTTATAGCAACGAGCCCGGCTCTATTCACTACTATTACGCACAGTCAAATTCCATTTTTCAAAAAATATATTGCGCACAGCCAAACCCCCCTATGTCTTTATATTTCATAGACAAAAAAATTTTATATTGTAAATTTTAAAAAACCATGTTACAAATGCTAAACAAACTACAACCTAACCTGTAGACAGAATGGCAAGACACATCGATTCCGAAGCAATTGACGTTATTTTTGACGAGAAAGATAAGTCAAAAGTAATATACATGAGCGACCCTCATGGAAATAACCCACCATTACTTACAGAACAAGCGGCACTAGAGTCTTTACTTTCGCGCTACGACTATCAGCTTATAAACTCTACCAATAAAATGCGCCAATTCATTTTGGCAAAACTTTTTAGATTGGCAGATGAATCCGAAGACGAAAAAACCGCGCTCAAAGCATTAGAGACACTTGGCCGTGTCACCGAGATTGGCTTGTTTACAACTAAGATAGAAGTATCTGTGGCTGATAAACCGACATCTGATCTAGAGACTGAACTCAGGGGCCTATTAAAGAACTATTCTAAGACTGAAAAACAAGTAGTAGAAGAACTTACGGACGAAGAGTTGCGTGGATACGCTGAAGATGAAGAAAATGAGGAAGATGAGTACGCGGATGAGGACGGATGAGTGATCATTTAGGTGATATCTCTTTAGACGAAGACTTTCTTACTGCAGCACTTGCAGCTGCACCTGTTAGTGAAAGAGCAAAGCTTATTGAGTTGATTGATGAGTTACGCAGACGCCATGAGCGCGAATTTGCGCAGGAGAATTTCTTAGCCTTTGTGCAGAAAGTATGGCCTGGATTTATTTATGGTCGCCACCATGCCAGAATGGCACAAGAATTTGAGAAAGTAGTTAACGGCAAGAATAAGCGGCTAATTATTAACCTTGGTCCTCGGCACACTAAGTCCGAGTTTGGGTCTTATTTATTACCTGCGTGGTTTCTTGGTAAGTACCCTGACAAGAAAATCATACAGTGCTCGCACACAGCCGAACTTGCTGTAGGTTTTGGTCGTAAGGTCCGTAACTTAGTAGCTAATCCGCTCTATCAGGAAGTGTTCCCAGGTGTGGAACTACAAACTGACTCCAAAGCTGCGGGTAGATGGAACACCAGCGCGGGAGGTAACTACTTTGCGATTGGTGTCGGTGGTGCTGTAACTGGTATTGGTGCGGATATTTTGATCATTGATGATCCACACTCAGAACAAGAGGCTGCAATAGCTGCAAGTAACCCTGAGATCTACGATAAGGTCTATGAGTGGTACACATCCGGACCTAGACAGCGGTTACAGCCGGGTGGGGCTATAATTATAGTCCAGACCCGATGGTCCCTCCGAGATCTTACGGGGCAAGTTAGAAAAAAAGAGTTAAATGGGGGCGGAGATAAGTGGCGTGTAGTAGAGTTACCTGCTATTTTACCTTCTGGTAAGCCCTTATGGCCTGAGTTTTGGACAATAGAAGAGCTTGAAGCTACCAGAAATGCCATTGATGTCTCAAAATGGCAAGCTCAGTACCAACAAAACCCAACTTCTGAAGAAGGAGCTATAGTAAAACGAGAATGGTGGAAGAAATGGGAGAATGAGTCCCCACCACCTACTGATTTTATACTACAAACGTGGGATACTGCGTTTGAAAAACACAATAGAGCAGACTATTCGGCGTGTATTACGTGGGGAGTGTTCTATCATGCTGATGAGAATGGGGTCACACAAGCCAATATCATCATGTTAGATGCTAAACGTGACCGTATGGAGTTCCCTAGGCTCAAGGAAGAGGTACTGGACGAGTATAAGTACTGGCAACCCGATGCGTTGATCATAGAGAAAAAAGCGTCTGGCGCCCCTTTAATTTATGAATTACGAGCGATGGGTGTTCCAGTATCAGAATTTACTCCTACTCGTGGTAATGATAAGATATCTAGACTAAATGCCGTAGCCGATGTATTTGCATCAGGTCGAGTATGGGTTCCAAACACACGCTGGGCAGATGAGGTTATAGAAGAGGTTGCATCATTCCCTGCGGGTCAACATGACGACTATGTTGACTGTGTATCAATGGGAATCTCTCGATTTAGGAAAGGTGGATTCTTAAGTTTGCGCTTAGACTCTGACGATATGAATGATTACTTTGTAGGAAAACGCGCAGCGTATTATTAAATGAATACTGAATTTAAACAAATGCTGATAGAATTTTTAGGGTGTGTGGCACTAATACTAACCGCTTGTTATATTCTGACACTTATAACCCCATGTTAACTAAGGAACAAATATGATTTCAAAATCTGTAAACCCAGCACCTATGGGGCTTGATGCTATAGGGTTAGAAGAAGATCCCAATTTAATGCCGTTAGAGATTGAAATTGAAGACCCTGAAGCGGTAACTATTCGAGCCGATGGTGAGGATATTTTAAGGATAGAAAAAGAAGAAGGTATGGATAGGTTTTCTGAAAACTTAGCTGAACGTATAAGTGATTACACTTTACAATCCTTAGCTTCTGAATTATTAGATGAGTTTGAAAGTGATGTTAGTGCGCGTAAAGACTGGGTTCAAACATACGTCGATGGGTTAGAGCTGTTAGGACTAAAGATTGAAGAACGTGCAGAACCTTGGGAAGGAGCCTGTGGTGTATACCATCCGTTGCTAACTGAAGCTGTTATTAAATTTCAAGCCGAGACTATTACAGCTACATTTCCTGCATCAGGACCAGTTAAAACACAAATAATTGGTAAAGAAACACAAGAGAAAAAAGACGCAGCACAACGTGTACAAGACGATATGAACTATCAGCTTACTGATGTTATGACTGAGTATCGTCCTGAGCATGAGCGCATGTTATGGGGCCTAGGATTGGCTGGTAACGCGTTTAAAAAGGTTTACTATGACCTAGCCCTAGGTCGTCAGGTATCTATGTACGTACCTGCTGAAGATGTAGTTGTACCGTACGGTGCCTCTAGTCTTGAGTCTGCTGAACGTGTAACTCATGTGATGCGTAAAACAGCTAACGAAGTTCGTAGATTGCAATATGAAGGTTTTTATTGTGATGTAGATCTTGGTGAACCCTCTAACACGATGGATGATATAGAGAAAACTATTGCTGAAAAATTAGGGTTTAGAGCCTCTACAGATGATAGATTTAAACTCTTAGAAATGCATGTGGAATTAAATCTAGAAGGGTTTGAGCATGAGGGTCGAGATGGTGAGCCAACCGATATAGCTTTACCTTATGTAGTTACTATTGAAAAAGGCACAGGAACAATTTTATCTATTAGACGTAATTGGGAGCCAGATGATGAATCATGTAAAAAACGCAATCACTTCGTTCACTATGGCTATGTGCCGGGTTTTGGCTTTTATTGTTTTGGGCTTATTCATCTTATTGGTGCTTTCGCCAAGTCTAGTACTTCAATCCTTCGTCAGTTGGTTGATGCGGGTACTCTCAGTAATCTTCCAGGGGGCTTTAAAACTAGAGGACTAAGAGTTAAGGGTGATGATACACCTATTGCTCCAGGTGAATGGAGAGACGTAGACGTGCCGTCTGGTGTGATGCGTGATAACTTCATGCCACTTCCGTACAAAGAACCAAGTCAAACATTATTAACTCTACTACAAGGAATCGTTGATGAAGGTCGCCGTTTTGCTGGGGCTGCTGATCTTGCTGTCTCTGATATGTCCTCTAATAGTCCTGTTGGTACAACACTCGCTGTACTCGAGAGAACGCTTAAAGTAATGAGCGCGGTTCAATCGCGTATCCATTACTCGATGAAACAAGAATTTATTTTATTACGTGACATTATTAGGGATTATACGCCAGATGAATATGACTATGAGCCTACAGAAGGTAGCAGACGAGCTAAGAAAGATGACTATGATTTGGTGTATGTTTTACCTGTCTCTGACCCAAATGCCGCAACTATGGCCCAAAAGGTCGTGCAATACCAAGCAGCGTTACAATTAGCTCAAGGCGCACCTCAGTTATACAATTTACCAGAACTACATAGACAGATGCTTGAAGTGTTAGGTATACCTAATTATCAAAAGTTAGTGCCTATGGAAGATGATATGAAACCTAGGGACCCTATTACTGAGAACCAAAATGTTCTTAAAGGAAAGCCTGTTAAAGCGTTTTTATATCAAGATCATCAAGCTCACATTGCTGTACACACAGCTGCTATGCAGGATCCTAAAATACAAGCTGTATTGCAACAATCGTTGACTGCAAATCCACAAGCTGCTCAAACTATGCAAGCGGCAATGTCTGCTCATATTAATGAGCATTTAGGATTTGAGTATCGTAAACAAATAGAGCAATCAATGGGTATGGAAATACCTAAATATGGTGAAGATGACAGTGATAACCAGATAACTATTCCAGAAGAGATGGAAGTTCAGATATCACAAATGGCAGCACAAGCTTCTCAACAGTTGTTACAACAACATCAACAAGAAGCAGAGCAACAACAAAATCAACAGCAGCAGCAAGATCCGTTAGTTCAAATGCAACAACAAGAACTGCAGATTAAAGCTCAAGATTTACAACGTAAGATTGCTAAAGATCAGTCTGATGCACAACTTGAGGCAATGAAGATACAAGTTGAACGTGAGAAGATCGGATCACAACAAGAAGCTGCTGGCGCAACAATGATGGCTAAGATGCAGTTAGAACGTCATCGTATTGATTCTCAACAAGAAGCGGATGGCGCAAAACTTGCAGCTAGAATACAAGAAACACAAGCTCAGATAAATGGTAAAAAAGATGAGTTATCTGCCAAGTTAGGTGTAGATGTGGCTATGAAAGAAAGTGACCGTGAGCATCAACGTAAACAGAATGTTGCATCGCAACAACATGAACTATATAAAGATGAGACTTCTCAAAGTCATGCTAAGTTCTTAGCTGAAAGGCAAGCTGCTTTACAGGAACGATTGGCAGCACAACAGCAACAACCTCAAATAAAAGAGCCTAAATAATGGATAAAGAAGCAATTATCCTATTTAAACAAATTGATGACAGAGTAGCGTTATTAACACAAGCGTTAGCGTCTGGTAGAGCTGAAGATTATAGTCAGTATAAATACATATGCGGACAAATCCAAGGACTAGACCAAGCACGAAATGCCATAGAAGTACTAACTAAGAAACTGGAGTTTGAAGACGAATGAGTAAAATCTTAATTGGGTCTAACCCAAACAATCCAAAGGTGGTAGGTTCTGTAGACCTGTCAGCTACTAATGAGGAAAAGGCAACTCAATTACCAACACCAACAGGGTATCGTATACTATGCGCATTACCTGAAGTGGAGAAAGAATATGAGAGTGGACTTCTTAAAGCTGATGAAACTTTGCGGCATGAAGGTCTTTTGGCTACTGTGTTGTTTGTTGTGGCTATGGGCCCTGATTGCTATGGTGACAAAGACCGTTTTCCTTCTGGCCCTTGGTGCAAAGTTGGGGATTTTGTCCTTGTAAGACCTAACGCTGGCACTCGGCTAAAGATACATGGTACAGAGATGCGCATGATTAACGATGATAGTGTTGAGGGTGTTGTTCTTGATCCTCGCGGTATCTCCAGAGTATAAAGGAAAAAAGATGAGAAAGCAGAGCATACTAAGTAGATTTGATTACATAGCGTATGATGAAGAAGCTAAAGCCCATCAAGCGCAACTTAAATTGTTATTTACCGCTGTAGAAGATAAGTTATGGACTTTAACTAATACCAGATACATATCTTTAGCACTTACTTCTTTAGAAGAGTGTTACATGTGGGCGGGTAAAGCTACTCGTGACGATCAACTCATCCGTAACGACTATGAATATAGTCTTGAAGAAGAAAGGAGCAATAGCTAATGGCTAAGTACGAAGCAGATGATTATGAGTTCCCTGATGAGGCTGGTGGGGATGTAGAACTAGATATTGATGGTATTGAAATTGAAATTAAAGATGATACGCCTCCAGCAGATAGAAATGCTAGACCACCATTGCCTAAAGAAATAGTTAATGAATTAGAAGAAGCAGATAGTTCTGATGACTATTCAGGTAAAGTTCAAACTAAGTTTAAACAATATAAAAAAGCTTGGCATGACGAACGTAGAGCAAAAGAAGAAGCCTACCGTGAACAGGAAGAAGCTCTAGCTGTTGCTCAAAAAATACTAGATGAAAATAAACAACTTAAGGCGCTTCTTGAATCAGGAGAAAAGGAATTAATAAGCACTTATCAATCATCTGCTGAGTTAGAAGTTGAAAAAGCTAAACGTAATTATAAAGAAGCTTATGATTATGGAAACACTGATGCAATCATTGAAGCGCAAGCTGAATTGATGAGAGCAACAAATAAGCTTGACAAAGCTAATAATTTCAGGCCTACTGTTAAAAATACCGACGATGGTGCACAAATATTACCAAAGCAGCAACGTGCTGCACAGCAGCAAGACCCAAAGGCAGCGGAATGGGTAGCCGAAAATCCGTGGTATGTAGATCCAAGTAAGAAAGCTATGAGTAGATTCGCTGTCGGTGTACACGAAGACCTCTTAGAAACTTATGGTGAAAAGTTCATCGGAACTGATGAATATTATAAACATATCGATAGAGAAGTTGCTCGTAGATTCCCAGAAGAATTTAACGATTCAAACGATGAGCCAAAAACTCAGCGTACATCAAAACTTAGCACGGTAGTAGCCTCTGCAAAAAGAAGCACCGCCCCTAAAAAGGTGTCGCTTAGCAAGACGCAAGTTGCATTAGCCAAGAAATTTGGATTAACTAATGAACAATACGCCCGTGAACTAACCAAATTGGAGGCCTAAGATGGCTGAGAACAGATTAAATAGAGACACCCAAACACGTGATACTTCAGCTCGTCCTAAGCAGTGGGCGCCAGCTGAGCTTCTTCCTGAACCGGATAAGCAACCAGGTTACGCGTACAGATGGATTAGAACGTCAACGCTAAATGCGGCTGACCCACGAAACTTGTCAGCAAAACTGAGAGAAGGTTGGGAGCCTGTTAGTGTTTCGGAACAACCAAAAATGCAACTGTTAGTCGATCCTACAAGTCGCTTTAGTGACAACATAGAAATTGGCGGTTTATTGTTATGTAAGACACCTGTTGAGTTTATTGAGCAACGTACTGCGTATGTTAATAACCAAACACAGTCTCAAACAGAAGCGGTAGATAATAATTTAATGCGCCAAAGCGATCCAAGGATGCCGCTATTTAATGAGCGAAAATCTACAACATCATTTGGCAGACAATAATATTCTCTTTTTGGAGGTTTAAATGGCTTACCCTACTGTAAGTGCACCATACGGCTTAAAACCCGTAAACTTGATTGGAGGTCAGGTTTTTGCTGGCTCCACTCGTAACTTGCCTATTGCATATGGCTACGCATCTAACATCTTTTATGGTGATTTGGTAACTATTGGCACAGCTACTGGCAATGCTGGTTTCATTACTTTGAGTGCTACTAGCACTTCATTGGGTTTGAAAGGCACTGTTGGCGTTTTCTTGGGTTGTTCTTATACTAACCCAACTACTAAGCAAAAACTGTTTTCACAATACTGGCCTTCTGGCACTCTTGCTGGCGATGCTGTTGCAATTGTTTGTGATGATCCTGATACTGTATTTAAAGCTGTTGCTGTTGCAAGTGCTTCATCTAACGTAATATCTTCATTCCCAACAGCAATGATTGGTTTGAACGCTACAATCAATACTCCAGTTGGTAGCACATCTACTGGCAATTCAGGTATTGGTTTAGTTGCTGCAAACACTACACTTGCTGTAGGTTCTGGTGGTACATTCCGTATTTTGAACCTTGTTCCTGATACACAAGTTAGTACTTCTTGCGTATTTGTTAGTACTACTACAACTTCTTTTGTAGTATCTGGTTTACCTGTTGGAACAATTATTCCAGTTGGTACTGATATTGCGCAATTAGTTGGTGGTCAATTACAGCAATTAGGTGTTGGTGCTAACGTAGCAACAGCTGCTACTGTAACTACTACAGGTAACACTACATTGACTATCAGTGCTGCTGTAACAACTACACCTACTGCAGGTACTACTATTGCCTTGATTCAATCACCTGAAGTATTGGTGAAATTGAACTTCGGCGTTCACAACTATTACGCTGCATAAGGAGTAATAATATATGGCTATTTCACGTGCACAACTATTAAAAGAACTATTACCGGGTTTGAATGCTCTGTTTGGTTTGGAATATGCTCGTTATGGTGAAGAACATAAAGAAATTTATGAAACTGAATCTTCTGAGCGTTCATTTGAAGAAGAAACAAAATTGTCTGGTTTCTCTGCAGCTCCTGTTAAAAACGAAGGCTCAGCCATCGCTTATGACAATGCTCAAGAAGCTTGGACTGCTCGCTATAACCACGAAACTATTGCTTTAGGTTTCTCATTAACTGAAGAAGCTATTGAAGATAACTTGTATGATTCGTTGTCTGCTCGTTATACTAAAGGCCTAGCTCGTGCTATGTCTTACACTAAACAAGTTAAAGCAGCTGCTGTATTAAACAATGGCTTCTCTTCAGCTTATGTTGGTGGTGACGGCGTGTCTTTGTTTTCATCTGCTCACCCATTAGTTAATGGCGCTACTAACAGTAACGTTCCTTCTACTCCTGCTGATTTAAACGAAACTTCTTTGGAAGCGGCTGTTATTCAAATCGCTGCATGGACTGATGAACGTGGTCTGTTGATTGCTGCTAAACCTAAAAAGTTGATCGTTCCACCTGCATTGCAATTCGTTGCAACTCGTTTGTTGGAAACCGAACAACGTGTAGGAACTGCTGACAATGATATCAACGCATTGAAAAACAATGGTTCTATTCCACAAGGTTATGCTATCAATCACTTCTTGACTGACAGTAATGGTTGGTTCTTAACTACTGATGTGCCAAATGGTATGAAGCATTTTGTTCGTGCTCCTATTACTAATGACATGTCAGGAGATTTCGACACGGGCAACGTTCGTTATAGAAGTCGTGAGCGTTATTCTTTCGGCTATAGTGATCCTCTATCTATGTACGGTTCTGCTGGTGCCTAGTAAAATCAGGCACTTAAAGTAAATTAAGGGCTTCTTCGGAGGCCCTTTTTTATGCTTGCTATTTTTAAAAAAGACTATATACTATTACCTGTAACGAAACCAAAACAGGATAATATCATGTACAGCCAATACCCAACAACCCGTAAAGAAGCTAAAGAAACCAAAGCAACTCATTACTTTACAGGGCTTCCTTGTAAACACGGTCACATAGCACTACGTAAAACTAAAGGGTCGTGTGTAGAATGTCTAAAACTAGAGTGGGAAGAAACCAATGCAAAACGTGCACTACTACCAAAATCAGAAGCTAGTAAAAAAGCAGGTAAAAAATACTATGAGAATAATAAAGAGGTTGTAAAACTAAGGGCTTTGAGTAGAAAGCCTGAAGATATTATAAAGTATAGAAAAACATGGAAAGCCGCCAACCCTGAGTTAGTAATAGCTAACAGCAAACACCGCAGAACAAAGCACAAACAAGCGACCCCCAAATGGCTCACACAAGAGCATAAAGCACAGATCAAACAGTTTTATTTAGATGCTATGTTGGTTAGTAAAGTTACTGGAGTACCTTATGCTGTAGACCATATTGTACCGCTTCGTGGTGAGCTTGTTAGTGGGCTACATGTGCCTTGGAATTTAGCAGTTATAACTCGTGAAGAGAATAGCAAAAAGTCTAACAAAATAAACTTGCAAGACTAAATAAAGTGGAGTATAAGTACAACATACCGGGGAACAATCCGGCTTAGTAGACAGCCCCCGCTGACGCATAGAAGACTACTAAGCTTAGACTTTCTATGAAGGAAATCAAAATGGCATTTACTACATTTTCAGGGCCAGTCCGCGCAGGTACTGTTAAAGATACTACTGGCACAACTGTTGGTTATATTGATAACACAGGTGTTGTTGTTTTATCTCAAACTGCAAACTTAGGTTTAACAACCGCTACTCCTTTCGTACTTCCCGCTGGTTCTCAAATCTTAAACATTTTTATCGATGTTACTACCACCTTTACTACAGGTGCAACATTAGCGGTAGGCAATAGCACAACAGCAGCAGCTTATGTAACTGCAATAACCACTCCAACAGCTGGTCGCCAAGCTCTAACACTAACTTCAGCCCAACTTACAGCTATGAGTAATGTTGGAACTACTGATATGCAAATAGTTGTAACTATGGCTGGCACTACTGCAACTGCAGGTGCTGGTTTTATTACTATAAATTACGTGCAAAAAACATCTACTGGCGCTGAAGTTCCTGCTTCTGCATAATAATTAGTCTAAGGGGCACACAGCTGAAGGTCGTTGTGCTTAAATAAGTATCCTCAATACTGCCCTTAACTTTACTTTAGGAGATTAATTATGAGTATGCAAACAGACGTCAAAAGCGTCCATACAGGCGGGGCGCAAACAAATCAAGCGTTGATTTCAGGGCGAGTTCGTATTAAAGCTGTTGTTTTAACTGGTGGTATTGGAACGGGAGCTGCTAAATTTTTAGATGCATCTGGCGGCACTGTATTGTTGGAACTTGATACAGGTACAAATTCTAATACTGCAAATGTAATTCTTCCCGGCGAAGGTATTCTTTTTCCAAATGGTGTTTGGTATACCGCTACAGCTGTTGTTCCAACTGGCGTTACTGTTATATATGGCTAAGTTATGGAACATCTAAGATCTTCCGACCCAGAAGTAAGAACGGCTAGAGAATTAGCTGAACATGGTGCAGATATAAGGCATTTGCAATTGGATATGGATAAGATGGTTAAAGATATGGATGAAATAAAAGAATCCATAAGAGAGATCAGTAAGACTTTATCTGAAGCTAAAGGTGGATGGCGTATGTTCATGATGATCGGAGGTGTTGGTGCTACGGTTGGTGCTGGTGTATCTTGGATAATTGACATAATAAGGCACTAATGGCTACTAAAAAAGCTCCAGTATTGTCAGTTGGTAGAGGGGAAAAACTTCCAGTATCTAAAGGTGCGGGATTAACAGCTAAAGGTAGAGCTAAGCATAACAATGCTACAGGCTCTAATTTAAAGGCTCCTCAACCTAGTGGCGGCCCACGAAAGAAATCATTCTGTGCTAGAATGTCAGGTATGCCGGGTCCTATGAAGGATGAAAGTGGTAAACCTACACGAAAAGCAGCATCTTTAAAAAGGTGGAAATGCGGTGCCAAGTAAATCAAAGAAACAAGCAGATTTTATGCGGGCAATAGCTCACAGTCCTAAATTTGCAAAGAAAGCGGGCGTTCCGCAAGCAGTAGGTAAAGAGTTTGCCGCTGCCGATAAAGGTAAAAATTTAAACAAGGTGGCGAAATGGCTAAGAAATCTGATTTGAAAAAACTATTTAAAGGCAAAGAAACTAAAAGCGAAGAGCTTAAAGAAGCCAAAGCTATTAAATCTGGCAAAATAACTCCTGAAGAATATGCATCAGGTGAAAAGTCTGAAGGTGTTCATAAGATGAAAGATGGCGGATCATGTTATAAAGAGGGTGGTTCTGTAAAGAAAGCCCCTTCAGCAAGTAAACCTAAAGCTTCTCCATACGCTCCAGCTTCTCAAAAAGCTGCTTTACAAAAAGCTGTTCAAGCAAAAGCACCTAAAGCTTCAGATGCAGATAGAGTCGCTAGCCGAGTAGCTTCAGTAGAAAAAGTTAAGGGGATGAAGGCTCAGATGGCGGCAAGAAATACACCTGTCCCTAAAGCTTCAGATGCAGATAGAGGAGCTAGACAAGCAGCCATGATGCAAAAAGTTCAAGCAATGAAGGCTAAACAACAAGCAATGCCAGCAAGACCTGCTAAACCAGCAGCACCAAGTCCTCAACCAAGACCTGCTAAGCCAGCAGCACCAAGTCCTCAACCAAGACCTGCTAAAGCTATAGGGGGAAGTGCAGGTATGGCTGCTGCTCCAATGAACAAAATGAAAGCTGGTGGTGTTACTGGATCTAGCATTGATGGTATTGCAAAACGTGGCAAAACTAAGTGTATGAAAAACGGTGGCTTTGTACGAGCTGCCGATGGATGTACATCTAAAGGTAAAACTAAAGGCAGGTTCGTATAATGGCCGCCGCAAACAAAGCTGCTGAGAAAGCTGCGGCTAATCAGGCTAAACAAACTGCGGCTAAACAAGCGGCTGCTGAGAAAGCTGCGGCTAATCAGGCTAAACAAACTGCGGCTAAACAAGCGGCTGCTGAGAAAGCTGCGGCTAATCAGGCTAAACAAACTGCGGCTAAAGCTCCTGCTGCTAAAGCTCCTGCTGCTAAAGCTCCTGCTGCTGAAGCTCCTGCTGCTAAAGCTCCTGCTGCTAAAGCTCCTGCTGCTAAAGCTCCTGCTGCTAAAGCTCCTGCTGCTAAAGCTCCTACGCCGCAACAAGTTAAACAAGCAGAAACCCAAGCTGCTAATAAAGCTAAGCAAGAGGCTAATCAAGCAGCTAATAAAGCTAAACAAGCTGCTAATAAAGCTAAACAAGCAGAAACCCAAGCTGCTAATAAAGCTAAGCAAGAGGCTAATCAAGCAGCTAATAAAGCTAAACAAGCTGCTAATAAAGCCGCAGCTAAAGCAAGGCAAGACGCCGCAAAAGAGCTTGCTGCTAAACAAAAAGCAGCTCAAGCCGAGTTAGCAAAACGAAACAAAGAGGCTAGGGACAAAGCTGCTTATGCAAAAACACCAGCTGGTAAATTGGAGGCCCTTCAAGCTAGTGAAAAAGCTGCCGCTGATAAAGTTGCTGCAGACAAAGCTGCTGCGGATAAAGTGGTGGCCGACAAAGCAACTGAAGCTACTAGACAAGAGAACATAACGGCTCAAGCTCAAAAAGATGCAGTTACACCTTCTTCTAGCAATCCTTATGCTATGGGCGGAGGCTCAGTTGGTGGAGGTGGCGGCATTATGGGCGGAGGCTCAGTTGGTGGAGGTGGCGGCATTATGGGCGGAGGCTCAGTTGGTGGAGGTGGCGGCATTATGGGCGGAGGCTCAGTTGGTGGAGGTGGCGGCATTATGGGTGGAGGCCCAGCTGGTTCAGGTGCTCAAATACAAACTCGTCCTGTGTTTGCAATGCCTCGAGGTATTGATGCGGCATATGTCAATGATATACGAAACAAATTAATGCCTGTTAGAGACCCTGCATTATCGCCAGCCAATACTATGAAGAAAGGTGGTAAAGTTGCAGCAAAAGCTTTTGCTAAAGGCGGTATAGTTAGATCGGCTAAACCGACAGCTAAACCTGTAGCAAAGACTTCTTCTAAACCTGTAGCAAAGACTTCTTCTAAACCTAAAGCATCTTCTGCTTCTCGTGGTGATGGATGCGCTCAACGTGGTAAAACAAGAGGTAGATACTGCTGATGCGTCCATCACGTGGGATGGGAGATATAAATCCTAAGAAGATAGATAAGAAAAGGAGGGTAGTTAAATCATGCCCTCCTCTTACCAAAAATAGACAGGGTAGAAAATGACTACTACGGCAACGACTGCATTTAATTTAGATCTTGGCGAACTTATAGAAGAAGCCTTTGAGAGGTGTGGTTCTGAGCTTCGTAGTGGTTATGATTTAAAAACAGCTAGACGCTCCTTAAATTTGTTATTAATAGAATGGCAAAACAAAGGTCTAAACCTTTGGGAAGTAGAGCAAGGTCAAATTGTTTTACATACTGGGCAAGCCGTGTATGACCTGCCTATTGATACTGTAGATTTGCTTGACCATGTGATACGCACAGGTTCAGGTCAAAATCAATCTGACTTAACCATATCAAGAATTTCAGGTTCTACCTATTCGACAATTCCTAATAAGAACGCGCAAGGTAAACCTATACAAGTTTGGATAAATAGGCAAACAGGTGCAACAACACCAACAGGAATAGCCTATCCAACCATTAATGTGTGGCCTACGCCGCAAGCTCCAGACAGTCAATATACGTTTGTGTACTGGAGACTAAGAAGATTGAAAGATGCTGGAAATGCTGTAAATACGCAAGATATACCTTATCTATTCCTACCAGCATTAGTTGCGGGCTTAGCTTATTATTTAGCTATGAAGCTTCCTAATATAGATATAAATAGAGGTGCAGCGCTTAAGGCGGTATATGATGAGCAGTTTGATTTGGCAGCTCAAGAAAATAGAGACAAAAGCCCGTTAAGAGTTGTGCCTAGAATGTCATTTAGCCGATGAAAAGTTGTATTGATTGTTTTGCTACTAAAGATATAACTATGTTTCCAAAAAGAGGGAACAGCTGCAAACAATGCGTATCTATCTATATGGCACAATATCGAAAGGACAATAAAACTAGAATTGCACAGTTAAAAAAAGATTGGAAGCTAAATAACTCTGAGCATGTAAAGGCTAGAGATAAAGCGTATGCCCTATTGCATCCAGAACGTAGAGCGCAGGCACACCTGAAATGGAGACTGGCTAATCCAGAGTTGAATAGGCAACATAAAGCAAAATATGCTGAAAATAACAAAGATATTGTAAGGGCGTCTAAACGTAATTGGGTCATTAATAATCCAGATAAATTAAGAATAAAACACGCTAGACGAAGAGCAAGTAAATTAAACGCTACTCCTAAATGGGAGACATCCCAAGATCGAGAAACTATAGCGCATATTTATTGGTTAGCTAATGAGTTTTCTAAAGCATTTGGTGTAAAATATGAAGTGGATCATATAATACCTTTGCAAGGAGATTTTGTTAGTGGGCTGCATACACCCTTAAACTTGCAAATACTCCCGGCTGTGGATAACCGCAAAAAGAGTAATACGTATGAGTTCTAAGTACGCCCTAGGTAAGATTGCGATATCGCAATGTGACCGTTGCGGTATGGAGTACTTATTAAAAAGATTGAAGCCTTTAACAATAAAGACTAAGATAACCAATATCTTAGTTTGTCCAACATGTTGGGAGCCTGATCAACCGCAATTAAGTCTTGGTATGTATCCAGTAAGTGATCCACAAGCATTGCGTAATCCTCGTAGAGATACGAGTTATCAGGTTTCAGGTTTGGATATTAATAATCAACCTTCTGGTGGTTCACGGATATTTGAATGGGGTTGGGCACCAGTAGGTGGGGCTTCGCAATTTGATGCAGTTTTAACACCCAACGCATTAGTTGCAATAGGGCAAGTTAGTTCAGTAACTATAACATAGAGATAGACATGGCTAAAACAGATAATAGTAAATATCCACAAATTAAATCAGTTCCTGTGATAAATGTTGAAGGAGCTGGTGTACCTGAAAAAGGTATTAAGACAACTGGTATTAAAATTAGAGGTACTGGTGCCGCTACTAAAGGCAAGATGGCTCGTGGGCCAATGGGTTAATCAATGAATTATGCAGCGTTAGTACAAGCAATACAAGATTACGCGGAAAACACAGAGCAGTTGTTTGTCTCTAATATTCCGTTATTTGTCAAAGAGGCTGAACAACGCATATACAATAGTGTACAGATTCCTGTACTTAGAAAAAACGTAACAGGTACGCTTACAAGTAATAATAAATATTTATCATGCCCTTCAGATTTTATGTCTGTGTACTCACTTGCAGCTATAGACGCTTTGGGCTCATACAGTTTTCTTATTGATAAGGATGTAAGTTTTATACGCGAGGCATATCCAAACCCGGCAGATACAGGTCTTCCGAAGTACTATGCTATTTTTGGCCCTCAACTTGTAGATCCTACAGAACTTTCATTAATAGTAGTACCAACACCTGACGCTAATTACGGGGTAGAGTTGCATTACTACTATTATCCAGAGTCTATAGTTACAGCGGGTACTAGCTGGGTTGGTGACAACTACGACCCTGTGTTGTTCTATGGGGCTATGCGTGAGGCTATGATCTTTATGAAAGGCGAAGCTGATATGGTTGGGTATTATGAACAAAAATATCAAGAAGCGGTTACTCAATTAAAACGTCTTGGCGATGGTTTAGAACGTGGTGACGCATACAGAAATAATCAAACTAAAATACCTTATAACAGCTTATGATAGTTCAAACACAATGTACCATATTTAAAAAAAACTTATTAAGCGGGTTAGAAAACTTTGCAACAGGAACTACGCAAGTATATAAGATTGCATTGTATACAGCTAATGCAAGTTTAAATGCAGATACATTGGTTTATACAACAAGTGATGAAGTGGTTGGTACTGGTTATATAACAGGAGGGGAAGTGTTAACGCCGATTCCTCCCGATAGTTCTGGTAGTACTGCATATGTATCATTTAATAATGTGTCATGGTTATTATCTAACTTCTTATGCCGCGGCGCTTTGATATATAATGGTACAACTAACGCCGCTGTAGCTGTTTTAGATTTTGGTTCAGATAAGATTGCTTCTGGCACATTTACAGTAACTTTCCCAACAGCCACAGCTACCACAGCTGTTATTAGAATTTCGTAGAGGATTTAAAATGCATATTGAAAAAACAAACGTAGGTGATACTTGTTCAGCTTCTGTAAATAGAGGCGCAAGTTATGACGAGGCTATGAGCTTACACGGCACGTATCAAATTACATGTCATGACAAATCTGGCAGTATTAAATGGGTTGACGTTATTGGCAACTTAGTGACCACTGTTGGTAAAAACTTTACTATGAACACTGTTCTTGGTAATACAGCAGGTGGGGCAGTTGTAATGGGTCTTAAAGGTTCAGGCACCGCTGCTGTTGGAGACACACAAGCATCACACGCAGGTTGGCTTGAAGTAGGCCTTGCTAATGCACCTACATATTCTGGTAATCGTAAAACACCTGTATTTAGTGTTGCAGCTGCTGGTGCTAAAGCTACCTCATCAGCTGTTGTTTTTACAATGACAGGCTCTGGAACAATTGCTGGTTGTTTTATTAATATTGGTGGCTCAGCTACTATTGATAATACTACAGGAACTTTATTTTCGGCTGGTGATTTTACTGCAGGATCTAAAACTGTAACTTCTGGTGACACGTTAAGTGTAACATATACTGCTACAGCTGCGTAATAAGGAATACTAATGGCATTAGTCGTCAACGATAGAGTAAAAGAGTCTACAACTGTAGTGGGCACTGGAACGGCGACGTTATTAGGGGCGGCAACAGGTTTCCAAGCCTTTTCAGTAATTGGTAATGGCAATACTACGTACTACTGCATAGCTGACCAAGGTGGGGCTAACTGGGAAGTTGGTATAGGTACGTATACTCTATCTGGAACTACTCTTGCTCGGACTACAGTATTGTCATCTTCTAATGCAAATGCTCTGGTGGTGTTCACAGCAGGATCTAAAGATGTGTTTTGCACATATCCTGCTTCTAAATCTGTTAATTTGGACGCATCTGGAAATGCTGTAGTCGCTGGGATAATTCAATCTACTAGTGGTGGAGTAAAGTTCCCTGATAATACTACTCAGACAACTGCAGCTGTAGCTGGTTTAACTACTGGCAAAGCCCTTGCTCTGTCTTTTACTTTCAATGTTTAATTAGGGAACCCTACGATGCCATCTACTTATTCCCCCTCGCTTAGAATAGAACTTATAGGTTCTGGAGAGCAAGCTGGTACTTGGGGCACCACAACTAATACAAATTTAGGAACATTGTTAGAGCAATCTATTGCTGGCGTACAAGCCATAACAATGACTGATGCTAATTACACATTGACTAATCTCAATGGTTTATCGGATGAAGCTAGACAAGCAGTGCTGGTTGTTTCAGGAACCAATGCAGCAATTAGAGACGTTATAGCGCCCTTAGCTAAAAAAACATATATCATTAAAAATAGCACCACAGGTGGTTTTGCTATATTAATTAGAGCTTCTTCAGGAACTAGTGTATCTATACCAAATGGTGCAACTTGTACAGTTTATTGCGATGGAACTAATTTTAATCTTGCATCATTAAATAAATCGTATACTACTAATAGTGTATTATTAGGCAATAATGCTAGTCCTTTACAAGAGGTCGCGCCTGGAACATCAGGCAATGTTTTAACAAGTGATGGTACAACATGGATATCCACACCTGTACCATCATCTTCTGGTGTTACCAAAGGACAGTCTATAGCCTTTGCAATGATTTTAGGCAGTTAATTAATTTTTAAGGAATAACGATGGCAAATCCAAACATAGTGGCAGTTACTACAATCTACGGTAACACCAGTACAACTTCACTAACTACAACAGCTGCAACTTCTCTAGTAAGTAATGCAGCATCAAGTGGTAAGGTCTATAAAATAGACTCTATTGTCGTAGCCAATACTTCAGCTTCAGCAGCTAATATCACTATTAACGTGTATAGCGCAGCGGCTCTAGGTGGTACAGCATATCCAATAGCTTCAACTATCTCAGTGCCAGCGTACGCTTCATTGATCGTAACAGATAAAACTACAACATTTTATTTGCTTGAGGATAAGTCTGTCGGGGCTACTGCGGGTACATCAACTGCTTTGGTGGTAACAGCTTCATGGGAAGAAATTTCTTAAGGAGCTTAGAATGTCGCAAAGATATTTAGCAGGGTTCATACAAGCAGGGCTCTTTAACCCTCTAGCTGCTCCTCCGCCACCAACGTACACCTATGAACTTTGGTCTTGGGGGGACAACAGTGTTGGGCAGTTAGGTCTAGGCAATATAACTAACTACTCAAGCCCTAAGCAAGTAGGTGCACTTACAACTTGGTTAAATATTGTAAGCGAAGGCACTTCTAGTTTAGCAACTAAAACAGATGGGACTCTTTGGTCTTGGGGGAGTAATACCGAAGGGCAGTTAGGCTTAGGGAATACAACTAGCTACTCAAGCCCTAAACAAGTAGGTGCACTTACCACTTGGTCTACTATAGCAGGTTTAACTAGACGGGTTATGGCGATTAAAACAGATGGTACTCTTTGGGCTTGGGGTAGCAATAGGTTTGGGCAATTAGGTTTAGGTAATATAACTTACTATTCTTCCCCTAAACAAGTAGGGGCATTAACCACATGGTTAAACTTATCTGCAGGTAATTATTTTTCTTTAGCTACTAAAACCGATGGTACGCTCTGGTCTTGGGGTTTAAATAATAGTGGACAACTAGGCTCAGGCACCATTACTAATCGGTCTAGCCCTGTACAAGTAGGTGCACTTACAACTTGGTCTAATATTGCATGTGGTAATGCTTATACCTTAGCTACTAAAACCGATGGCACACTTTGGTCTTGGGGGAATAATTCCTTTGGGCAATTAGGCTCAGGCACCACTACTAACCGTTCCAGCCCCGTACAAGTAGGTGCACTTACAACTTGGTCTAAGATTGCGTGTGGAGATGCTCATACCTTAGCAACTAAAACTGACGGTACTCTTTGGTCTTGGGGGAATAATGGTAGTGGGCAGTTAGGTCTAGGCAATATAACTAACTACTCAAGCCCTAAGCAAGTAGGGGCATTAACAACTTGGTCTACTATAGATGGAACTACGGGGGCAGATTCATCATTTGCAACTAAAACAGATGGCACTCTTTGGTCTTGGGGGTATAATGCCAGTGGGCAATTAGGTCTAGGTAACACCACCAACTACTCATCCCCTAAACAAGTAGGTGCTCTTACTACTTGGTATAAAGTTTCATGCGGTAGCACTGCTACCATAGCCCTCAAATATTAGGAAAATACAATGCCAGTAATTTATCCATACGTACAATATTCAGGCATGTGGACGCCACAGGCTCAAATGCAAGCCGTAGCTGCGGGAACTTGGACAGGTCTGCCGGGACTTTGGTCATGGGGGTTAAATAATTATGGACAGTTAGGTCTAAATAATACAACTAGCTACTCAAGTCCTAAGCAAGTAGGCGCTCTTAGCACTTGGTTAAATATAACCGCAGGGTTTTATAATGGAATGGCGACCAAAACAGATGGCACTCTCTGGGGTTGGGGGCGTAATAATAATGGTACGTTAGGTCTAAATAATACAACTAGCTACTCAAGCCCTAAGCAAGTCGGGGCACTAACTGCTTGGAGCTTAGTATCTTGTGGGCTAAGTAATGTATTGGCTACTAAAACTGACGGAACTCTTTGGTCTTGGGGATATAACGCTAACGGTCAGTTAGGTCTAGGCAATACAACCAATTACTCTAGTCCTGTACAAGTAGGTGCACTAACCACTTGGTCTAAGATATCTACGCAACGGACGCATGCACTAGCCATTAAAACAGATGGTACTTTATGGTCTTGGGGAGAAAACAATGTTGGGCAATTAGGTTTAGGTACATCAGGTGTGGGCACATATAAATCATCTCCAAATCAAGTAGGGGCTCTTACCACTTGGTCAAATATAGTTGCAGGGAATTTATTTAGCCTAGCAACTAAAACAGATGGAACCTTATGGTCTTGGGGGATTAATGCTAATGGTCAATTAGGTCTAGGTAATATAACTTATCGCTCAAGCCCAAACCAAGTAGGTGCACTTACCACTTGGGCTAAAATAGCAGCTGGCTCAAACCACTCTCTAGCAGTTAAAACAGATGGAACAATATGGTCTTGGGGGCAAGGCAGTTCTGGGCAATTAGGTTTAGGTAACGTAACTAGCTACTCTTCTCCTAAGCAAGTAGGTGCTCTTACCACTTGGGCAACTGTAGTAGGAGGTTTTGCCAATACAACAGTTATTAAAACAGATGGTACGCTCTGGTCTTGGGGTAGAAATAATGATGGGCAACTAGGTCTAGGTAATACAACTGACTACTCAAGCCCTAAACAAGTAGGAGCCCTTACAACTTGGTCTAAAATAACCGCAGGTGGACAACAAGCTACCATAGCCATCCACTCTTAATTAATTTAATGTATATATACAATGTCTTAATAACAATAAAGTGAATAAATTATGAAAAAAACATTACATTTTTTATCAGGTGTACCACGTTCAGGTTCTACCGTACTTGCAGCGATACTTAATCAAAACTCACAGACCCATGTATCTACTACATCAGGGTTGGTTCATGCACTTGATGGTTTGGCGAACACGTGGCATTCTGCTGGATTACTAAACGAAAACGACCCAGAGCGTAAGAAGTTAGCGCAAACTATGCGCGGTGCGATTGATGCCTTTTATGAAGATGTAGATAAACCCGTTATTATTGATAAGTCTCGTGGCTGGCCTATAGCTCAGATTATGTCTGCTATGGCTCAAGTATTAGGACATCAACCAAAGATTATTGCTACTGTTCGTTCTGTTCCTGATTGTGCGGCATCATTTGTACGTATTGCCAAGCCTGAAGATTTAGATGAGTTTATGGAGTCTGGGCAGTTGATGGATCATTTAAAAGCTGCGTACATATCGTTACAGAACGGTTACTTAGCGGCACCAGATAACTTCTTATTTATTGAGTACGATGACTTAATTTCTAATCCTAAAGAGCAACTACAACGGATACATGACTTTTTAGAATTACCTGATTTTGAATACGACTTTAATGCTATTGACGGTTCTACTGTAGCTGAGGATGATGAGCAGTTGCATGGTACTAAAGGTATGCATGATGTAAAACCTGTTCTTGAAAGACAACACAATGAGCACCCTAAAGATGTGCTAGGTTCTTATTATGGCTCATTTTGCCAGCCTGAGTTTTGGTTAGAGAAGCCTAGAACAATGCCTGACTTACATGACTTGGATCTTCAACTAGCTGCATCTACTACAGGTGATTTTGCTGAAGGCTGGCGTATAGCGCAGAAGTTAGAGGCTACAGAGCCAAGTAACAATAGAGCTGCTTATAATCGTGGTTGGTATCTCTTAAGACAAGGTCAGATTCAAAAAGGCTATCAGTTATTAGATAGAGGGCGTGTTGCTGGAGTCTTTGGCAATAAACAACCTGATGTACCTACACCACAGTGGGATGGCAAAACTAAAGGGATTGTACTGTTAAATCTTGAAGGTGGTCTAGGCGATCAAATACACCAAGTTAGATATGCAAAGTATATCGCCGAGAAGGGTTGTAAAGTCATCGTGGCTTGCTCTGGTCAGTTAGCGTCTTTATTCGTTAATGTAGAGGGTGTGTCGAGCGTTATTCAGCATGAAGCGGTGTTTGGTATCTATCATGACTTTTGGGTTGCTGGTATGAGTGCTATAGTACCGTTAGGCTTTGAATTAGAAGATATTAGTGGTGCACCTTATTTACCTAAACCTGTTACAATAAAGGGAAGAAAGAAACGTATTGGTCTAAGATGGCAGGGCTCTACACAGTTTGAACATGAGCACCACAAAGCCTTTCCTTACCAGTTGATGTTTGATGCAGTTAAGAATGATAGCTACGAGTTTATAAGTTTACAAAGAGATGCTGGTGTAGAAGCTACGCCTATGTGGGTTAAGCAAGTGCCTCTTAATAGTTGGGAAGATACTAGAGCTGCTGTAGCAAGTTGTGATTTGGTTATAAGTAGTTGTACATCTGTAAGTCATTTGGCAGCAGCTATGGGAATTGACACGTGGGTGGTGACACCAATTATGCCCTACTTCCTATATGCACTAGAGGGCGAAGCAACCCCATACTACGACAGTATGAAACTAATTAGACAAGAAATATTTGGCGAGTGGGATGCCCCGTTTGCTTTAATTAAAGAAAGATTGGAGAACTAAATGTCAACTAAGTATCCCGGAGGCGTAATTAAGTCTTCACCTGTAGTACCATCAGGAGCTTATCAGAACAGTTCTGCTTCAGGTGTATGGACAATGGAGCAAGCGGGATACTGGATAAAACAAGGCAACTGGCCCACTGCTGGGAATTTACCACTTTATGGGGGGTTGTACTCTTGGGGAGCCAATGCTCAAGGGCAGTTAGGTCTAGGTAATGTAACTTACCGTTCTAGTCCTGTGCAAGTAGGTGCACTAACAACTTGGCTTTCTGTTTCGGGTGGAAATAGATACACTCTAGCAACTAAAACAGACGGAACTCTGTGGTCTTGGGGAAAAAATAATGCTGGGCAATTAGGCCTAGGTAACGCAACTTACTACTCAAGTCCTAAGCAAGTAGGTGCGCTAACAACTTGGCTTACTGTTTCGGGGGGGGATAAACACACCCTTGCAACTAAAACTGATGGTACACTCTGGTCTTGGGGTCAAAATATTTATGGGCAGTTAGGGTTAGGTAACACAACTTCCTACTACTCAAGCCCTAAACAAGTAGGCGCACTAACAACTTGGTTAAAAATTGCATGTGGATATACTTACTCTATAGCCACTAAAACTAATGGTACACTCTGGTCTTGGGGTCCAAACGGTTATGGACAATTAGGTCTAGGTAACATAACTTACTACTCAAGCCCAAAACAAGTAGGTGCACTAACAACTTGGTCTAATATAGCATGTGGGAGTAATCATACTCTTGCAACTAAAACAGATGGTACACTCTGGTCTTGGGGGTATAATTTTCAAGGACAGTTAGGTTTAGGCAATACAACTAATCGCTCAAGTCCTGTGCAAGTAGGTGCACTAACAACTTGGCTTTCTGTTTCGGGGGGGTATACTCACACCATAGCAACTAAAACTGACGGCACGCTCTGGTCTTGGGGGCAGAACACCAGTGGACAGTTAGGCTTAGGTAATACAACTAACTACTCAAGCCCTAAACAGGTAGGTAGTTTAACCACTTGGCTTAATATAGCAGCGGGGAATGATTTTTCTATAGCAACTAAAACAGATGGTACGCTCTGGTCTTGGGGTCGAAATAATGAAGGACAGTTAGGTCTAGGCAATGACATTAATCGTTCTAGTCCTGTACAAGTAGGGGCACTAACAACTTGGTTAAAAATTGCAAGTGGGGCTTACCACACTATAGCCACCCACTCTTAAACAATTTCAATAAACAAAGGAAATAAAAATGACACAATTATACGTTCAGGTAGTAAACGGTGAAATGGCCCAATGTTGGGATACTACGCCTCCAGTGCCAGTAGGCCAAGATGGTTGGAGATATGCCGTTGAGATTATCCCTACTGTTATACCTTACCAACAAGGCTTAAATGGTCCAGTCTATGATTGCACTAAAGACCCTGTTGAGATCGTATGGACAGTTTATGATATCTCTATTGATAGCCGTAAGTCTAATATGAAGGGTCAAAACTCAAGCCAGTTCAACCAAGTTGTAGCTTATGAAGCGCAAACTGAAACTGATGGCAACCCTAATACTCACTACGATGCACAAGTAGTTGCAGACGCTCAAACACGATACGAGTTAATCAATGTTGAGATTACCAATGCTACTACACAAGCTGAGTTAGATACTATACAAACGCAACTAGATAACTTCGTACCACCTTCTAACTAATATGAAGTTGAATCTTGGATGTGGGTATAACAAACTTGAAGGCCACATTAATGTAGATCAAGACCCACGTTGTAAGCCCGATGTTGTAGCAGACTTAGAGAAGACTTTGCCTTTTGAGGATAGCTCAGTAGATGAAATTACTCTAACTCACGTGCTAGAACATCTGGGTCAAGATACTAAAACTTACCTAAACATATGGAAAGAGTTCTACCGTGTGCTAAAAGACCAAGGCATTATAAAGATTGTAGTGCCTCATCACTTACACGAGAACTTCCACCACGATCCTACGCATTGTAGGAAAGTAACACCTGTCGGTGTGGATATGTTTAGTCAAGAAAGAAACCTTCATACGATTGAGACAGGTGGCTCTGAGACTACGTTAGGTCTGCAGTGTGGTATTGATATAGGGGTTACTGAAGTTGGGTACGACCTCATGCCAGAAGTGCAAAAAGAGCTTCAAGGGCGACCATACCATATAATAGAGCGTGAAGTTAATAAGCGTAACAATGCATGTTTCCAAGTGCAGATCAACGCCAAAGCCTACAAACCAGCAAGAGGTGATTAATGTTTGGTATTAATGCATTTGCACAAGCACCGTTCGCTAGTTTAGGAAGTGCCTTATACCCAGTATCTTGTGTAGAAACACAAACCTTAACGGATACGCAATCTGGTGCACTTGCAACTACAGTAGTGTATGCTGATAGCCAAACTCTAACAGATACTCAAACAGGTGTGAGAGGGCTTGTTGCTACCTATAGTGATACACGAATCTTAACAGATACTCAAACAGTTCTCGCAGGGTTTGTAGGCAACTATGCTGATACTCAAACATTAAGCGATGCTCAAACTGTAACTACTAGTTTTCTAAGTACTTACAGCGATACGCAAACATTGTCAGATGCGCAAATAGGGCTTATTGCAACGGCTGTATCCTATAGCGATACTCAAACTTTAAGTGATACTCAAACTGTGACCGCTAGTTTTGTAAGTAGCTATAGTGATACACGAATCTTAACAGATACTCAAACAGTTCTCGCAGGGTTTGTAGGCAACTATGCTGATACTCAAACATTAAGCGATGCTCAAACTGTAACTACTAGTTTTCTAAGTACTTACAGCGATACGCAAACCTTAACAGATAATCAGGCAGTCCTTGTTGATTTTGTTGGTGTATACGTTGATACACAATTGTTGTCTGATTGGCAAAATAGTTCTGCAGCTTTCCTTAGTACATACACTGACAGTCAAACTTTAACAGACTATCAATACGCACGTGGATGGTTTAAAATAAACGATAATCAAACAGTTACATGGGTTACTATAAACGATAATCAAACAGTTACATGGGTTACTATAAACGATACCCAAACCCCTAATTGGGGGGATATTAATAATACACAATGAGAAATATTATGTCAAAAATAATAAGTTTATTTATATGGTTAAAAGCCAGACTTACTGAGCCTAGCACAATGGCATCTATAGCTGCAGTTTCTGCTCTAGGTGGTGTTAATGTTAACCCCGGTCATATACAAGACGCACTTAATTTAGGTACGTTAGTATTTGGAGCACTTGGTTTCTTTGTATCTGAAGCAAAACCTTTAACCAAGATATAACATGCAAGCTAACTTTAGTATAGCTCTTAAACATGTGCTTGACCATGAGGCTGGTTTTCAAGATGATCCTAGAGATAATGGTAACAAACTTTCAGATGGTAGGAAAGGCTGTACCAATCTTGGTGTAACGCAAGCTGCGTGGGAAGCATACGTAGGTCATAAAGTTAGCACTGCTGATATGAAAGGATTGACCCCGGATAAGGTTAGCCCGTTTTATAAACACAAATATTGGGACCTTGTACATGGCGATGATTTACCTAACGGCGTTGACTATCTCGCTTTTGATTTTGCTATCAATGCAGGGGCCGGACGTGCGATAAAAACATTACAAACAGCTGTTGGTGTAACTGCTGACGGGGCAATAGGTCCTAAAACATTACAAGCTGTAAAAGATATAGACAGTAAAAAACTTATTAATAAGTACACAGATGCTAAGGAAGTATTTTATAGATCTCTCCCTTCTTTTGATATATACGGAAAGGGATGGTTAGCACGTACTAGTGCTGTTGATATAACAGCTAAAACATTGATAGGATAAGGTTATGCCATTACAGAAGTTAGCGTTAATACCAGGTCTAAACCGTGAGGGAACGAACTATTCAAACGAAGGCGGATGGTATGATGGTGACAAAATACGTTTCCGTTCTGGTAATCCTGAAAAATTAGGCGGGTGGACACGCCTGTCTAATAGTAGTTTCTTAGGCATAGGGCGTTCAATATGGAACTGGGTAGACTTTGCTGGTTCTAATTACTTAGGCATAGGTACTAATCTTAAGTACTATATTGAAGTTGGTGGAGCCTACTTTGATGTCACCCCTGTTATAGCTACATTCGTAGCACCTACTACCAATAATTGCTTTACTACAGCAACTGGGCTTTCAACTGTTACTGTTACCATAGTTGCTCACGGCGGTCTGAATGGAGATTATGTTACGTTCTCTGGGGCTACGGCGGTAGGTGGCATCTCAGCTACTATACTAAATGCTGAATACCCAATATCAAATGTAACCGCTAACACCTTTGTAATAACAGTACCTGCTGTAGCCACCTCTCCCGTTACTGGCGGTGGTGTTGCTATTACAGCAGCTTTTCAAGCTCATGTGGGACTATCTGTAGCTATTATTGGCACTGGTTGGGGTGCAAGTCCTTGGGGCACTGGTGGCTGGGGATCAGCTTATACAGCAGGTATACAGAGTCAACTACGTCTATGGACTAATGATAACTATGGGCAAGACCTAGTTATAGCACCTCGTGGTGGGGCAATATACTACTGGCAGAACTCTGGTACAGTTACTGTTAGAGCAAAACTACTATCAGACTTATCAACCACTGCTGGGTACTCCGGTGCGTATGTGCCTACAGCGACTAATCAAATTCTTGCATCAGCGCTGCAACGTTTTATCATAGCCTTTGGATCTAACTCTTATGTATCAGGAACGCCGGGAACAACGTTTGACCCCATGCTTGTACGATGGTCAGATCAAAATAACCCTTATCAATGGGTACCTAGCATTACTAACCAATCTGGAGAATTTAGGCTTACTCATGGTTCTTACATCGTAGCAGCTCAAGTTACTCGCCAAGAAAACTTAGTATGGACAGACTCATGTCTTTACTCTATGCAGTATCTAGGGGCACCTTACGTATGGACGTTCCAAGTGCTAATGGACAATATCTCTATGATTGGCCCTAACGCAGCTGTAAGTGTAAACAACGTAACGTATTGGATGGGTTTAGATAAGTTCTATATGTATGACGGTACAGTAAAGACACTACCGTGCTCACTGAAACAATACGTATTTGAAGATTTAAACTCAACACAAGGATACCAAGTCTTTGCTGGTAGCAACTCAGGCTACAATGAAGTATGGTGGTTCTACTGCTCAGAAGATACAAATGTAGTAGACAGGTATGTTATCTTTAATTATTTAGATAACGTGTGGTATTCAGGCTCTATGGCTAGAACTGCATGGATGGATTCTGGCATAAGACAATACCCTATGGGGATAGATTACAACAGTCGAGTCTTATATCATGAAGCTGATGTAGATGATGTTTCAGGAGATACACCAGTTCCTATAGCCGCATATGTTCAGTCTTCAGACTTTGATATTGAAGATGGGCAAAACTTCGGTTTTGTATGGCGTATGTTGCCCGACGTTAACTTCAATGGTTCAAATGTTAATAACCCGCACGTAACCATAACCATAGTTCCTAGACAAAATGCGGGTGCACCATATGGTACAGCAGATGCACCTGTAGTAACCAGCGCTGATAACTATGCTCCTCCTTATCCACCTAACTCAAGCGTGTACGTGGTACAACAATTTACAGGGCAAGTTTATACCCGACTTCGCGGTAGACAGATGAGTTTTAGAATTGAGTCTGATTCGTTAGGCGTTGCTTGGCAGTTGGGGAATCCTAGATTTGACCGTCGTCCTGATGGCAGACGCTAAGTTAAGTTATTGATTTTAAAGGATTTTTATGACTACTATCGCCCCATTAATTACGTCAAAAGCCCCTAACTTATCACTTGCGCCTACTGTCTATAACAAGCAGTATGCGGATATGCTTAATAACATCTTACGGTTATATTTTAACCAGATAGATAATACTCTGGCTTCTCTAAGTGGAAATGTAGGGGGAGCCTATTTAAGATTCCCTAATGCCGCATTTCATCAAGACGGTGTAACTACGCTTACAGCAAACATGAGTAATGTTTCTACGGCCGCTATTCAAGTAACAAGTACTGCGTTGTTTCTGTCATCGGGTGCGCTTATAATTGGTAGTGAGATAATTAAATATACAGGGAAAACATCCACCACATTTACAGGCATCACCCGAGGTGTCTATGGGTCAACTAATACATCCCATACGGCTGGTGTTTATGTGTCAGAAGCACAACCAGTGCCTTCACCAACAACTCCGTTGACGGTGGCTATGACATCTACGGATGTTAGTAATCAAATTATACTTGACCCTACAGACAATACAAAAGTTGTTTATGAGTACTCTGGCTATTACAACATTCAGTTTAGTGCTCAGTTATTATCGTATGACAACACGGTCGATAACGTGACCATGTGGTTTAGACAAAACGGTGTGGACATAGCTAACAGTGCGGGTATTATTAGTATACCAACTATTCACGGAGGTATTCCTGGCGCTGCAATTGTTTCATGGAACCTCGTCATACCTATAAACGCAGGGGATTATATACAGTTAATAATGAGTTCTGATTCAGGCAATAGCGTTGCGGCAACGTATCCACCGGGTACCTCACCAGCGCACCCTGCGTCTCCTTCAATTATTTTAACATCAACATTCGTATCTGCGCTTTATTAATGATAAACTCAGTAAAAACAATACATAAGCGTTATAATAGAGCAGTAAAAACAATACATAAGGGTTATAATGAGTAACTTAGCTGAACTTGGCACTATGCCAGAGATCTTACGGATTGAGCAAGAGCTACTACAAATGCCACAGGTTGAGCTACCTATAGAGCATTATCAAATTGATGGCGTTTATGCAAGGAGCATGTTTATACCCGCAGGAACTATATTGACAGGGAAGATACACAATTTTGAAAGCATTGCTATTTTAGCTAAAGGCAGAATAAGAATCACTAACGGTATTGATTCTTACATTATTTCTGAAGGTCACATCATGGTTGATAAACCGGGTGTTAAGCGCTTAGGTTATGCAGAAACAGATGTAATTTTTATTACCGTACATAGAACAGATAACACAGAGATCGAAGCTATTGAGAAAGAACTCGTCTCTACTACCTTTGAAGAATACGAACAGCAACTGCTGTTAGGAGATTTACCATGAGTTTTGTATCTGTAGCCGCACAGATGGCTATCCAAGCTGCTATACAAGCAGCGATGGGTAAAAGCAAAGATGAAATAGGACGGTCTGCAGCCAAAACGGCCATGAGTGGTGCTATCGGAGGGGCTTTAGGCGGAGGTCTTGGTGGTGGAATGGTTGGCGAAGGATTAGGCGGAGCCGTTGGTGGGGCCGCTACCGCAGCAGCTTTTGGTGAAGACGTAGGTCAAGGTGCATTATCTGGCGGTATAGCTGGCGGCGCTAGAGGATATGCCCAAGGTGCAGGAGGAGGCTCAGCTCCTGAGAGCCAACAAATAGGTGGGGCAGATTGGTCACTTTCAAATGCTGTTAATAACTTTGGGACTAACTTTCAAAACTCTTTACCAACCAATCCTTTCAGCGATACCACACAAGAAGCTTTAAAAACTAGTTATAATCCTGAGTTAACTTCACCTAAAACATGGCTACCTGATATTTCACAAAAAGGTGTTGCCAACGAATTAGCAGTTGCGCAGGATGTTTATCCTCCAGGAACTAATATGCAAGCAACGAATGCTGCTATAAAAAGTGGAGCAACTGATGCAACGGCAATGGCTCTTCAAAATCCAACGCCAGCAGTAGATCCTGGCAAATCTTTTAAATCAGGTATGGATTTAATTGATAAACATCCAGGATGGAGCATGTTAGGAGCTGGTGCACTAGGTGGTATAGGCGGTTACATGTTGAGTTCAGGCGGTAGCGATGATCAAAATAATAACCAAAATGATAATCAACAACAAGAGTATACTTGGCCTGAGATGAGTCCTAACTATCAACCAACAATTAATATACCAAGAGACACGGTTAAATATTATTACGCAAACGGTGGTATAACAGGAATAGGGCAACCTGATTTGACAGCACAACCTCCTGAAACAGCAGAAGCTCCACCTGTAAATAAATTTTATGCCGACGCATTAGCCCAAGCCCAACAAGCTGCGGCGCAACAAGCACCAGAAGAAGCGCCTGTTGAAGAAGCTCCAGCTGCTGTAACAGAGCCTGTACAACAAGCGGCCAAAGGTGGGATCATGGGTGGCTCTAGCTTAGGCGGCTACGCTCATGGTGGCATACCTAGGCTAACAAGAGGCCCTGGTGATGGCGTATCTGATAGCATCCCTGCTGAGATTGGTGATACAGGTAAACAACCTGCTAGACTTGCAGATGGTGAATTTGTTATTCCCGCAAGAATTGTATCGGAATTAGGTAATGGTTCTACTGAAGCAGGTGCTAGAGCACTGCAAGCTATGGTAGATAGAGTTCAAGCTCGTAGAAAGAAAAGTATTGGTAAAGGTAAGGTTGCTGTAGATTCAAAAGCACGTAAAGGTCTATTAGCATGACCATACAAGTGCAATATGTGGATGCAAAATATATACACTATGTATGGCCTGAAGTTGAACGGTGGTTATCTAAATCGTTTGAAAAAGGAAAATTAGGTACCTATTACAATATACATCATTTAAAAGATTATATTATACGTGGGGAACAAACATTACTTATAGGCCTTACAGATGACGTTATACAAGGGGCAGTAACAATACAATGGGCAAATTACCCTCTAGCTAGGGTAGCGTATGTAACAACATTTGGCGCTAATATAGGTAAAGAGCTTGTTGTATATAATGAGTTTATAACTTGGTTAAAAGCTATGGGCGCAACACGAATAGAATGTGGGACTAGACCTTCTGTAGCACGATTATTAAAGCAAAAAATGGGTTTTACCCCTAGTAACCATATTAGTCTGGAGTTAGTATTATGATATTCAAACCAAGTAGTCTTTACAAATTCTTTTTTACTTATATTTGCCCACGGTTTTATGGCGATCCACCTAAGATGCCATCGCAACCAAGTTCTACTTCGACAACTACAAGTAATATCCCAAATTATTTAAAACCGTATGTAAACACGTACATGCAAGCTGCGGCTAAGCAGACGTATACGTTTGATGACAAAGGTAAAGTCACAGGGTTGCAACCTTATCAACCTTACAGCACTGATACTGGGGATTACAATGCCCCCTTCAGTCCCTTGCAACAACAAGCTCAAGCTGGTGCGGCAGGTTTGCAAACACCTTGGCAATTTGGTCCAGCATCAAATATGGTTGCAACAGCAGGTGAAGGTCAACTTGGTACAGTAGATCCATCGTATAGTTATGGCGCCGCAGGTGCTGAGTTTGGACAGAATGCTGCTCTTATAGGCAATGAGGGTGGTTTAAATTATGGTTCATTGGCTGCTGGTATGGGCCAAGACGCTGCTGCGCAAGCCTTGCAAGGTTATACTGCTCAAAAAAGATTTACACAAACTGCTACGGATCCAAACTCCATACAAGCATATATGTCTCCTTATATGCAAAATGTAGTTGCTCAACAAGAGCGCGAGCTAAACCGTACATACGATATTTCAGCAACAGAACAAGGAAGTAACGCAGCTAAAGCAGGGGCTTTCGGTGGAAGCCGTGAAGCGCTTATGGCAGCTGAAAATCAACGCAATAGAAATATGGCATTGGCTAAACTACAAGCCGAAGGTTCACAAAATGCATTTCAAAATGCTCAGGCTCAACAACAGTTTGGTGCGACATTAGGTATACAAGGACTTCAAGCTGGCACAGGTGCGATGCAGGCAGGTGTTCAAGGTGTTGGCACAGGTATCCAAGGTGTTAATACTGCACTGCAAGGGCAACAACAAGGCCAACAAGGTATGCAAGCAGGTCTTGCAGGTATCAATGCTGCTCAAGCTGGTTACAGTGGTGTTGGTGCTGCTGGTACTGCCTTGGGTCAATTGGGTACTGCAGAACTTGGTGCACAGACTGATATTATTAATGAGCAACAAAGGCTTGGGGCAGAACAACAAGCGTTACAACAAAGAGGTATTGATCAAGCTGTACTTGATTACGCCAATGCTCAAAAGTACCCAATGCAACAGCTTGCAGATATGTCAAACCTCACTAGAGGTGTTCCAATGACAGACTCTTCTACTACGACTTACAATGCAAACCCAAGTACTACTAGCCAGATGGGTGGACTCTTAGCAACTGGCGCAGGCGCATATTTAGCTGGAAAAGGTACAAAAGAAGGCGGTGTCATTCGTGATAAGGGTTACGCAACTGGTGGTATTGTAGCTTTTAATATTGGCGGAGCTATCGAAGCTAAGTTTCAAGATATGACGCCTGAACAAATAGAGAAGACTTTAAGTGAAGCTACAAGTGAACAAGAAAAGAAAATAGGTAACCGTGTCCTTGCTGAAAAACGTATGGCACGAGGTGGGATCGTAGGGTATAAAAAAGAGGGGGAAGTAAAAGAGAAGAAAAAAACAACTACCAATATTGAATATAGTGCCAATCAAAAACGATTGAAAGAAGAGCTAGATATACAAAAGGCCGCAGAAGAGAAGGCGCTCTTACTTGCTGAAAATAATCCACAACCAGCGCCAGCTGAGGTTATACCTCCGCCTATGGATGCTGCCGCAACTCCTGCACCTGCTGTACCTCCACCTATGGATGTAGCAGCAACTCCTGCACCTGCTGTAGCTCCGCCTATGGATGCTGCACCTGTTGCTCAAAAGCCAGCGCCAGCTCCTGCAGCTCCGGTAACAACTGAGTCAGCTATGGTTGAGTATCAAAACGCCATACCTGCAGCTCAAGCAGAAGCGGATATGTCTATTGACGACCGTATGGCTGAGCAACAAAGATTGGAAGATAAGTATCTGGGTAAAGATACTGCAACAGCTGATTACCGCAAGTCTATCATGGAAGAAAAAGCTAATGCGCCTGACGAAGCTCGTAGACAAATGGGCTTACGCCTTATGGAGTTTGGGGCCAACTGGGCAGGAACTCCTGGTCCTCCATTAGTTGCAGGTATGCGAGCATTGAAAGATACACTTCCAGGCGTTATGGAAGATACCAAAGAAAACAAAAAAATAATGAAAGAAATAGACAAGTCTATATACATGTTGGAACATGCAACAAGACTTGAAGAAGCAGGTAAGCTAGAGAAAGCCGCCGCTGAAAAGGAAAAAGCTTCAGCAAAAGTGTTAGCTTTGAAAGAACCTTTAGTTAATTTTGCAATGAAAAAACAAGAGTTGGATGCAACTATTGAACATCAAAGAGCCATTGAAAGATTGAAAGAACAAGAAATGGGACAAACTGCTGCATATCAAACTGCAATGTTAGGTAAACCGTCAGAAGCAGGTATGAAAGCGCAAGCCATTAAAGATCTTATGGACACAAAAGGTCTCTCATACGCAGAAGCTTGGAAACAAACAGAGTCAGTTGGAACTGGCGCCAAAGATCCAAGATTAGCACTTGAAATTGGAATAGCAAAAACAAGATACGCAGAAGCTTCTCAAGCTGCAAGTACAGCTTTTACTCCGGAAGCAAAAGATAGAGCGAATAGAGAGCTTTCCGTTGCGGCTGAAAACCTTACAAGATTGCAAAATTCAATAAGCTCTATAGGAGAGTATGGTGGAGAACCTTTGCCATCACCTGGACCAAGAGGTAGTTCAGATCAAACAATTAAAGATAGAATCCCATTGAGTTCTTTTCAAAAATAATAAGGATTAAACATGGCGTTTGATATAGAAGGTGCTAAAGCTGCAGGGTATTCTGCTGGTGAAATTGCTGATTTTTTAGGGGCTGAAAATAAATTTGATACAACTGCAGCAAGGAACGCAGGCTATTCAGACGATGAACTTATTCAACATTTAAGCGGAGGGCAACCTTCTGCAGAAGAGACTGATGCACAAATAGCAGCAAGAGCTAAAGGTGAATTAGTCCCTGAAGATGAAGGGTATTTTGCGGGCCTAGGCCAAGCTGCTGCTGGTGCATTTAAGTCTACAGCAGGTGGTATTATGCAACTTGCTGGTGCTGAAGAGTCCGGTAGAGAACTTACTACAGCAGGTAGGGCACAAGGTAAGAATTATCCAAGTGTAGGCGACTTACCAGCTCTTTATAGGGAAGAAGGTTTGTGGGAGTCTGTTAAAGCTGCTCCAAGAGCCATAAGCTATGACGTCGCTAGAACTGCTCCGGTTATTGCTACAGGTGTTACCGCAGGTGCTCTAGCCCCAGAAGTAGCGTTAGGGGGTATCGGTGCTGCAACTCTAGCCGAGTTAGGTGTCTATGGTCTTAGCGCCACTGGTGAAAACATAAACCGTCAAGCTGATCAAATAGCCGCGGGCACTCGCACAGAGTTTGATAGAGGCGCTGCTGTAGCATCAGGTCTAGCACAAGGGGTATTAGAAAAGGTAGGTGTAAATCAAATCTTAGGGAGAGCTGGTGCAATAGGGGAAAGAGTTGCAAGAACATTAGGTACTAAAACTGCAGCTGAAGAGATCATACAAGCTTCAACCCGTACGGGATTAGGTACAACAGGAAGGGTTATAGGCGGTATTGGTAGCACAGTCGCTATAGAAGGTGGTGTCGAGGCTTATCAAGAAGCATTAAGCAGAGCGCAAGCTGGTGAATCTTTAACCGACAAAGAAGCTTATGAAGCTTATGGTAGTGCTGCGTTAGGTGGGGCGCTTGTAGGTGGCGCTATGCGAGCACCATTTGCTACAGCAGAAGGATTGAGTTCTAAAGATAGAGCACTTGGTAAAATTGAGTACTTTGGCAACATCGGTTTAGATGTTTTAAATGATCAAACAGCATTAACACCAGAGTTTTTCAAAGAGAACGGAAGACTCATGGCAGAAGGTATTGCTAGAAATACAGCAGGTGGTGAAGGTGAAAAAACAAATGAACAAGCATTTCAAGAATTAAAATCTAAAGTCAAAACACAAGAAGAGTTTGATGCAGAACTTGCAAAGATGCAAGAAGAAGCTGCGCGTGACAAAGAACTCAAACCATTAACAGAAGAGGAAGAGTTCTTTAAACAACAAGCTGAAGCCAAAGCTGCTGAAGCTAAAGCTGCAGAACTTCCAGTTGGTCGTCCTGATATCCTATACGGCCAGCAAGAAGGCCTACCTCTAACTCCAGAGCAACAAGCAAAAAGAGTAGCAGAGTTTAACGAGAAGCGTAAAAAGAAAGAAGAGAAGGCTGCCGCGGCCGGGTATAAAAAGTTTTCACAAACGGATCTTCCGCTTGAACAGATTGAAGGATACGAAGGTCCAGAAAGACCGAAAGAAGACATGCTTGACATGGAAACAAAAAAGCTTGAAGTAAGTAAACAAGCCGAAAATAAATACAATTATGTTAGAAATTTATTCTTAGCGGGCAAGCTTAAAAGTGAAAACAATAAACCGATAACTTCAGCTACAGAAGCTCACAAAATTGCATCAAAAGAAAAGAATGATTATTTAACATTTAATATGCAACTATTAAATGAGGAAGTAGAGTCAAGAAATAAACGTCAAGAAGATATTTTTGGATATAAACCTTTGGAGCAAAAGATTCCAAAAGGTGGTGCAACATCACTATCCCCTGAACTTCGTGGCACAGCTCTGCCAGTTACTGAAGAAGGTGGAGTGCTTAATCCTGAACAAGCTGCTGCATATACTGAAGCTATTCCTTTTAAAAAAGCAGCTCAAGAAAAACAACAAGCTTTATTAGATGAACAAGCAAAAATAGAAGCTGATAAACAAAAAGCAATTGTTGAAAAAGAAAAACTTACTACAGAAAAGAAAGTTGCCAAATTAAAACCTGGAGAAACATTAGATATCTTTGGCGGTAAGAAAGGAACTATCAAAGAAGAAGTTATACCTGAGCCCAAAGCTGTTGAAGAAGTTAGTCCTTTAAAACAAGTTGATGTTGTTGATGAAGCTAAAAGATTAGAAGTACCTAACTTAATAACAGCACTCAAAGGTTTAACTAAAACAGCTGAAGGTGGGCCACATCCAGACACACTTTTGGGTAAAGAACCTGTTGGTCAAAGAAAAGCTACAGACTTTGCTACAGCAGTTCATGCTGAAGTTGGTGCTAAAGATACAGATGTTATTACACCAGCGCATGTTGCAGAAGCTGGAGTTAGGGACCTTGAGTTAGGTAAAGTTATAGAAAAAGCTGGTGGACTACCAATATCTGATTCCAAAGTATCTGCGGCTATAAATAAGTTAACACCCGAAAAACAAAAAGCTTTAATAGATGTATTAAGTAAAGACTATGCGCCTGAAAATTATATCAAACCTTCAGAGATGTTGGTTAGTAAAGCTGATGTTTTAAATTTAGGATTGCGCCCACAATCAGGACTTGTTAAAGAACTTTTTACTTCTCCAAAAGTTGAAGCTATTAATGTTATTAATGATCCAAAAGGCGCTAAAAAATTAATAGGCGCATTAAAAAAAGTAGCGGAGGTTAACAAAAATACTCCAACTGCAGTTAAAGCTAAAGAGCTATATGAGAATATAGACAGAACTCTAGCCAAAGTAAAAGTGGCTAATAACAAAGCTATTGCCGCTAAAACTGAAGCTGCAGGTAAAACTGAACAGTCTTATTCTGTAGCTCCTACAAGTACTACTACAGGTCACACAGCAGCAAGTTTGAGCAAAGCTCTGTCTCCTGAAATGAAAAAGCTTGTAGCGTCAGGTAAAGCTGTTATTCATGATACAGCTGATACTCTTCCAGGGACAGGTCATCCAGCTAATGTAAAGGGTATGACTACAGCCGAAGGCGTTACTCACTACGTTGCTAACAAACTAACACCTAGTACTATAGAGAGCGTTGCTCTACATGAAGTTGGGGTGCATGCTGGCATGGCAAAGATGCTTGGCGATAAGCTTTGGAGTTATGTTAAAGACCAAGCGATGACTAACCAAGGTGATGCTTTTGTTAAAGCCCGTGCTGCTGTACCCAAAGGTACACCGGATCATTTAGTGGCTGAAGAAGCATTGGCGTATCTTGTTGAGAACTCACCGTCTCTATCTTTAGTTCGTCAAATTGTTGCATCTATACGTAACTTCATGCGATCTAAGCTTGGAGCTAACATCCGACTATCCGAAGCTGATGCTAGACAGATGGCTGTTGATGCTATGCGTAGAGAAGCTAAGACTGCAGAAAGAACTGCTCGTGAAGAGACTGCGTTTAGTAAAGAAAAATTATTAGCTCCTAATGGTAAACCATCAAACCTAAATGCTATGCAACATGCCCAAGTCAGGACAGAGGCGTTTAAAAAATGGTTTGGCAACAGTAAATTAAAAGATGACAAAGGAGAACCGCTAATTGTTTATCATGGCTCGGACAAAGAATTTACTGCCTTTGATTTAAACGCTGAGAAAAAGAATCGCACAGGTAACCCTAGGGGTATATACACAACTCCTAACAAAGCAGAAGCTAAGACATATGGAAAAAATGTTATGGAGCTATATGCTAAAAGTGAGAACCCTTACATAGAAGGTAAGAGCACCGTTAATGATAAAATGGCTGCTAAGTACGCTCAAGTTTTAAAAGATGACTATCCAAATTATGGTGACGAGTGGGTGGACAATGTTATTGTTCCTCAGTTTAAAAAATCCGGTAAGTTTAAGGACATTGATGGGGGTTTAAAAACTGATGTCATGGAAGCTGGAGGGTACGACTCATACAAAGATGGAGAGCATATTGTTTTATTTCACCCTACCCAAGTTAAGTCTGCTACCGACAACACTGGAGCATTCTCCGCTGAAAATCCTGACATACGTTACTCAGTAGGCAAAGATAACTTCAATGAAAATGTTCCAAACATTAGGAAGAAAGCTAATGCTATAGCAAGTTTTAATCGTGAGAAGCTACCCATGTACTTAGAGCTGTTCAGTGCAGCGGGCATTAGAGAAATTGGGGCTAAATACTTACGTGGCAAACCGAGTGAAGACGGAGCTCCATCTAAAAACAGTGCGTCTGAAATCTTAAAAGATACCCGTGAAATTACAGGTATGACAAATAAGTTATTGGAAGGCTACTTAGATCTACGTAAACAAATAAACAAGTACATCAAAGATAACAGGAGACAGATGGGTATACTTGGTGATACAGCAAACTCGGCAACAATCTTAGAAGTATCTCCTTGGGATACTAACCCTGATAGTCCTAACAATATAGATAACAGAATTGAGTCTGAGTTAGCAAATCAGGAAAAAGGTTATGCACAAAGGGTTAAAGATCTTAAAGCGTTGAAAGTAAGATGGGGGCAACTAACGCCTCAATCAAAACTTATGTATAACAAACTTGCAGAGTTTTATAAAAAATCTTATCAAGATTACATTAATGCGGAGTTATCTCGTATAGACACTGCAGAGATTAGTGATGAGAAAAAGGAAAGACAGCGCGAGATCTTTACTAAAAAGATGAAACATACCCAGCTAAAGGGTGATTACTTTCCTGTTATGCGTTTTGGCAACTATGCTGTGCAATATACTGATGGGGATATAGATGAAGACACTGGCGAGTTAATTCCAAAATTTAGTAAGTTTGAAAGTGAAGAAGAAGCTCGTGAGTTTATTGACAATAATCCTTCCATTGAAACAAAAGGTGTTACTAAAGATATCTTAAGAGATAACAGTAGTGTATTGACAGGTAACCGCTCTTTAGATGCGTTATGGAAAAGTGTAGATAAGAAGTTTGAAAAGATAGAATCTACTGAGGATATTGCTATAGTTGCAGATGAGATGAAAGATTATTTATTTCAAATGCATCTGATGGGAAGACCCGAACAAAGTATCGCTAAACGATTCTTGCATCGTAAAGGCACTGCTGGATATTCTAATGATATATTTAGATCGTTTGATGCTTATGCTCTGAGTATGAGTAAACAGTTACCACGTATTAAATTGTCTAACAACATAATGGCAAAGTTAGATAACTTAAAACATGAGTTGCCAGTTGATGAGACTTTGGCGTCTGATTACTATAGTGCATTTAAAAAGCAAATAACTGATTCAGTTTATCCTAAGCAGATCAGTGGTGCAATTAACACCATAACAGGTGCTGTGTTCCATTACTACTTATCTGCACCAGCTTCTGCAGCACTGCAGTTAGCGTCTATACCCTTACAAGGTGCGCCAAGTATAGCCAAAGTACATGGTGTAAATGCTGCACGTAGAGCTCTTAATTCTGCAGTAGGTTTGTACACAAGTAGTATGTCTAAGAAGACACCTTTTGGTGATATAAAAAGAGGTGCCGAAGCTCGTAAAGATACTATAGGCAATCTTGTCACAGGTGCTAAACATGCTGATGAGTTCAACTTACCCGATGCGATGGATAAGATGCGAGCAGAAGGTCTACTACTGCCTAGTGTACATGCTCAAGCATTTAGTGGACAGAATAAACCTACCAGTAAAAGTGATTCAGCATTTGCTAAAGCTAAACGGGTTATGGAAATAACTTCAAGACCATTTGCTGAAGCAGAAAGTGCTGCACGTCAGGTTTCAGCAGCTGCGGCATACATTGCCAACATGAGAAGTGGTATGACGCATCAGGACGCTATTAGAAGCGCGATTGATACCACATACTTAGACTTGGGAGACTTTGGCGCAACAGGTCAGTCTTCGCTTGTTAAGACAGGTTTTGGGGGAATGGTTAAGATTGCTTCTCAATTCCAACAATACGGTGCTAAACTTCTTTTTGCATTCGGCAAAGCTGGATATGATGCGTTAAAAGGAGAATCTCCAGAAGTTAGGAGACAAGGTATAAAGTTCTTAGGAAGTCTTTATGCGATGCATTGGTTGTTCGCAGGTGCTCTAGGTTTGCCAGGTGCAGGTCTTGCCATGTCTCTTACTGATTTTATTAGAGACATTGTGGGTGATAAGGACGAAAGACATTCGCTCGAACAAGATATGCGAAATGCAATGCGAAGCTCAGGTCTTAACAATACTGTTGTTAAAATGATATTGGATGGTCCTATAGGCACTATCACAAATATGAATCTAACTCCAAGAATTGGTGCTGGTGACTTGATACCTATGATTCAAGAGTCTGATCTAAACGAGACATTGAAAGAGGATGTTGTTGGGGACTTTGGAAAAACAATGTTAGGTGCTGCAGGATCTACTGTTTCAAATATTATGAAAGCAGGTGAAGCTTGGACTGATGGTAAGTATGAACAAGCAATTGAGAAGCTAATGCCAGCAGGTATTCGCAATGTAATGACTGCGTACAGATATGCAACCGAAGGTAAATTGACTACCAAAGGATTACCTATTGTAGCTAAGGAAGAGATAGGCCTTTGGGATGTTGTGGCTAGAGGTTTAGGTGTAGAGACAGCGCATATGGCTGAGAAATCAAAAGCCTCTCGTTCTGCACACATGTTAGATCAATTTATAGATGATCGTAAACAATTGCTTTATGAAAAGTATGCTAAGGCTACTCCTAAAGAACAAGAAAAGGTTATGGATGCAATTGTTAAATTTGCAGAGAGGCATCCTGGCGCAGATGTAAATGCATCATCACTTTTAAGTTCATTGCAAGCTAGAGAGCAAGCCAAATATAAAGCCACTAGAGGATATAATTTAGGTAAAAATGCTTACGAAATTGAAGCTGAAATTCCTGAATTGGGAGTAGATGAAGAATATTAAACCCTAAAGACCTCACAGCTCATCACTGTGAGGTTAACCTTTTAGGTTAATTGGATAAGTAGTTATAGATCCAGAATGCGTTAGAGACAATAAACCCTGTGAAAAAGAAACATATTACCCTGTTAAGAGTAATTATCCTTGCAGCAGATGTCTGTAATACAAGTATCTCTTCATCAAATTCTTCCTCATCTTCAAACCCTTGACTTATCCACACCAAACCATTGATTAGATCACGATTACGTATAAGAACATTGTCTCTTAGTGCTATGCTCATCATACTTCTCCAAAGATTATAGGTGCTACCTGCTGTAACTCTTTCTGTATTGCCAAGGCTATTTCACGTACTTCAGTTTGCGCTGATTTGCTTGATCTAAGCTTGATAAAGTCAGCCCACGCCTGATAGTTGCCTGCTACGTAAAGCTCTGTCTCTTGCGCTTGTGGGAGGATGTATCGTGCATCTTGTTTGGATACACCCAATAAACGTAAGTGTTTATATAACGCTCTGGCCTCAAACAAATATCCATCCATAGCGTCATAATATTTCTCAACAGCTTCGGGCAATATAAACTCAGCTTCAGCTTCATCACAATAACGTGAGCTACGTACTAGATAAGATAAGTGCACACTTCTAGTCAGCTGTGCAAGACATACTCTAGATATGCCTTCAATTTTAAAAACAGCCATGCCAAAACGAAGACAACTTAGGTGCCCAACATCTATTATGTGTTTTAATCTTTTCTCATCCTGTCCTTCACGCCCATAACATATACCTGCGTATTTCCCTATTAATATAGGGTCTGTATAATTTTCTAATAGCACTTTCATTGTATTGATCTCAGTTATTATCGTTGGTGTTTAATTATGTTGGTTTCCCATAAAGGACTTTCTTTTTTACACTCATCGCATATTTTTAAATTTAACCCATAATATTGCCTAAACTTTGTGCATACATGGGGAGGTGTAAACCACTTCCTAATTAAGGCTCGCATTTCTTTTCCTTATATGTTCATCCACACTCTTATCATATCCAGCAACACCTGCTTCATCAACAACGGTTGAACGTATAAATTTATACCTATATGCATCTTTTTTCAACTCGGCTATCTCAGCTCGCAACTCTGCTATATCACGCTCTAATTCGTCTTCACAAGTCATCACTCTGTCTCCAAGAGTTTAATCCTGCGATCTAAATAAAATCTAGCTTTCTTTAAATCTTCCAGCTTATTGATCTTATATCCGGCACGAGACACATACTTAATTACATTAGCTAAGTGAAAGTCTCTATCCAACCCTTTGGCTTCTATATAATCTAATACTTCTATACCACCATGGGTATAATGACTTGGGTTATTAATAGGGTCAGCTGGAAGTTCTTTAGGTTTCCATAAAGGTTTTACAGTTGTTTCTTCGTTTACCATATAGTCCTCATATTGTTTAGGGTAGTTCCACAAGTTTATTGGGGGAAATATAAAAGCTCCCCAATTCACCAACCATCTCTCTCAGCAGCTTCGCAACATTCTTTGCTGCACCATCGCCTACCATCTGATATAGGGCTGTCACAAGACCAGCATTGTCCAGATTCATTAGAAAAGATATCTAATTTAGTACCTTTTGCCATCTCTATTTGTTTCTCTAAGATCAGTTGTGCTTGATCATTTGCTCTATCTATTAGATCACCCATAACTTCTCTCACATGCGCGAAATGGATTCTTTAATGGCAATTTAATCACAACTACAAAAACTTCAGATCTTTGTTTATTTGTTTTCTTGTTAGCCATACAGTTCTAGCAATGTGCCAATACAGTTAAGTTAAGTACTATAGAAGCGATAAGTAATGCCGTTACTAATACACCGTAGGCTCTATACTTTTGAGCCCTCAATTCGCTTTCATCTACATTATAAAATCTCATCTTCTTTACCTTGTTCAATTTTAGAAATGTCTGCTAGTATAGCATAGTACCCACAATGAGATAAACAGGCTTCATACGATCCGTCTGTAGAACTTGACCACCCGCTGCATTGATCTAATACTTTATCTGCTTTTTCTTTAAGCTCTTCAATTTTCATAACTCACCCCTGTTGAGCCAAAACCTTTATCATTACGAGTTGTTTCGTCTAGATCTTCTACTACTTCAAATACTACAGCAGGTACGGGTACGAGCATTAGCTGTGCGATGCGATCTCCAGGATTGATGTACAATACGTCTTCACCATAATTACATAGTAAGACCTTTATCTCTCCTCTGTATCCTGCGTCAATAACCCCTGCTCCAACCTCTATACTATTCTTTACAGCAAGTCCGCTACGAGACTTAATAATACCGCAGTAACCTTCAGGTATTGCCATACGTACACCTGTGCTAATTAACTTCCTGCTGTAACCATACACGAGGTTTTCCTCACTAGCCTCAATATCAAAAGCTGCGTCAGATGGATGGGCTTTGCTTAAGTGTTTAGTTGTTTTAATTATCATTTTTGCTTTTCTCTTCTAGTTCTCTTCGTTTCTTTTCTATTATCATTGCATCAGCTATATCATATGACCACATTGCTATCCTCATAGGGTCTTGTGCAAACTCTTGCAAGTTCCAAGTCTTCTTAGTCATTAACCCATTCATAGCCGCTATAGCTATCGTATCTCTTGTATTCATTACTCTTTCTCCATATCAATAGGTGCATTAATCTCTTTCATATAATCTAAAACCGCTTGTGCTAAAACACTTTTATTATCTTGCCTCATACATAGCACTAGGCGTTTTATATTATTTTGTTGTATATCAAATTCAAGCTGCTCTAAAAAAGCTTTAAATACTCCAAAGTTCTCTTGCTCATGATTAAAATCAATAACCCATCTATCATGTTCGGTGCGATAGTTTAATATTATTTGGTTACTCATCTTTATTCTCTCTTTCTTCTAACATCGCATCAGCGTAGGCATAGGCTGACTTACTTAGAGCATGTTTATTTTTCTGCTCTCTTTTTGGGTATAATAAATCTTCAGGATCACACCCCATATATTGAATAAACCCCTGCAGTACAGCTATAGCTATCTTATCTCTTAGTTCAGTCATTTCTCTTCTCCCTATTAGCAGATGAAAGCCCTTGAATGTAATCTAAAACCGCTTGTGCTAAGTCATGTTTATTAGAGAACCTCATACATAGAATTAACTCCGCTATTGCTTCTTTTCGTACATTACAATTGTGCATCAATTTATCAAAGTTATCTTGCTCAGGTTGGGCGAGGAATGTTTCAATATCTTTGTATAGTCTGTGGCTAATAAAAAAATCACCGTCATCATCTCCAGCTATGACTCTTTGCAACAACTCTCTTTCTTTACTCATTCCCACCTCCAATACTGTGATACTTTTCAGCATCTCTAAAACCCAAATAATATCCTGCAATGCCCTCGTCTGTTATATTAGCCTCAGCAAGTACATCGAGTTTATCTTCGCTTAAAGGCTCTTGCTCAGGGTTAGCGAGGAAGACTTCTATTTCACCACATAAATCTTCATTGCTTGACTCACCTATACACTTCAATGCCCTCTGCAGTAACTCGATCTCACGCCTTTCTTTATTCATCTCATCCTCCAGTACATGCTGTGCATTGCTTTAGTAGCTCTTTGTTTATGTGGGATATACTCAAACTTATAATTATTACAATCCCTTTTAGCATCTAAAAACCATGCTACACGACACCATTTATTTTTAATTTTCATCATCTTCCCCCATATAAAACTGAAACTGTTCAACCAAAGATTTTGCTTGATCTTTAGTAAAAATTAATTCTTGAAAGTCGCAGCTGTTATTTGCTTTAATAAGAAATCTGACCCCCCCATCTTTTGCATGCCCCATATAATATGTTGAAGGTATTGTAAGTTGGTCTTCTTTGCTCATATCATCCTTTAAATCTAACTTGTATGCCTCTACGTTTCTACTAAATAAATTCATTCCCCACCTCCAATACCGTGGTGCTTTTCAGCAAAATTAATACCTGCCCAATAACTGTATGGGTGTGTAGCGTCATCATCAGCTTTAAACCCTTGTGATATTTCTATGCCAGTTAAATGTTTTCGGGCTGCTGGTGCTGTGTATAACGGTATTACCACATCATATTTATATGAACGCTCCATTGGTTTAACCCTAGAAAACATAAAGTCTCCAGTGGTTCTATCTACTACTTTCCAAGCTACAGGCTCTTGCTCTTGCTCAGGTTGGGCGAGGAGTTCTTCAAGCTCTTTTCTGAAATCATTTTCCAAATGTGTAGCGTATCTAAGCTTCTTTAAAAACTCTCTTTCTTTACTCATCATCTACTCCAATACCGTGTGCTTTTTCTATCGCTCTTGCAAAGTTACGAACCATAAAAGTTTTACCAGCATATTTATCCCCCCATAAATCTGCTATTACATCATCACTCAAAGGCTCACGTTTCAAATCCAACTCTGCTTGATAGTAGCCTTTTTTATATACTTCTAGCCCTTGTCGTGGGGTTAAATTTTCTTGCTCAGGTTGAGCGAGGAGTTCTTTTATCTTGGTAATATCCTCTTTCAGCATTAATTTGATTCTATCGTCTGATGATTTATCATTAGCATAAATATCTGACAAGTCGAACATCCAACCCATTAATTGTCTCAACAACTTTCTTTCAAAACTCATCATCTACTCCAATGCCGTGATGCTTCTCAGCAAAATCAACACCTGCCCAATAACTGTAGGGATGTGTGGCTTCATCATCAGCTTTAAAAGCGTTTAATACATATTTATTAATTAAAGGCTCACGTTTTAATTTACGTTTTGCTTCTGCATAACCTCTTTGATATGCTTCTTGATTCCAATATGAGTCAAGCGCATACCGTGTTGTTGGCTCTTGCTCAGGTTGGGCGAGGAGTTCTTTTATCTTGGTAATATCCTCTTTCAGCATTAATTTGATTCTATCGTCTGATGATTTATCATTAGCATAAATATCTGACAAGTCGAACATCCAACCCATTAATTGTCTCAACAACTTTCTTTCAAAACTCATCATCTACTCCAAT